CGGAATCCCTTGTGCGTTTCAGTGGAGAAATCGGACCTTCAGCGCCTGGGCAAAATTTGCAGACTGCTGGTAGCTATCGTTCTGAGCAGGTTATCTTCGACAGGACAAGGCTTAATACCTTTCCTGCCGGTAGATTCCCTGCTTTTAAGAACCCGCTATCAACAACTCATGCACTTAATGCTTTAGCTCTGCTTCGGTCTGTTTTCCGCTGAGAGATACCGCACTTGCTTTTCTTAAGAAAGGTCTTTTCAAATGGCTGCTTTAGCGCCAGTGAAAGTGAGTTCAATCCTGGATATCACCGTGTCGCCGTATACAAACAGCACCACGGTCGGATCGGACTCGACTTTGAGCCCCGAAGGGATTTCTCCCCAAGGTGTCGCAAAGTGGGTTAACCGAGCGGGAGGAATCCCTATCGGCTACCCTGCCTTGACGATGTCGGTGCGTCCACCTACCAAGGTGAGCCGCAACTACAAAGTCACGGTGAAGTACGTTTCTCCAACTCTCGAGCAGACGTCTCCCTCGACGGCAACCGGTATTCAGCCGGCTCCGACGAAGGCTTACGATCTTCTCGCGACAATGGAGTTTATCCTGCCAGAGCGGTCTACTCTTGTGGAGAGAAATGCTTTCCTCCGCAACGTAGCCTCTCTGTTCTTCCGCGGTATCCGTGCGTCCGATGGTGCGCCTGACGATGTGTCAGCCTCGCCTCTCGAACTCGCTGTTACCACGTTCGAAAACGTGTATTAATCCACACGTTGTAGTTTATAAACTCCAGGAGAAGCCATGTCTTCTAAGAAGTATGGCCCGAGATTTCTTAAAGAGATCTCAACGTACCGCGTACCCGAGGGAGTTACAACCTCGGCTGTAGAATCGTTCTTATCTGCTCTGGATTGCCCTCGAGCATTGACTGTTGCCATACTCTTCAGAAATGGAGAGCATGACCAGCTGTCTCAGCTCGGGTTCGATCCCCTCCATTACAATTCTGTAACGGAGTGTCGCGATGCTTACAGCGCTACGAAGTTCTTATCTAAGTACTCAGAATTGTTACTGAGTGCCGACTTGGATCAAGTAGCGTTTCAGAAATTCGATGAATTCGAATCTCTTTGTAAGCAGTCGAATTATCGTTTTAGGTTCTTAGAACGCGACCCTTTATATAAAGGTCGTGTCGTGTGGTTGCATCACGCAATCACGCGAAAAATCTCTAAGATCCTTGGCGATTTCGACGCGGATGAGTTCTTTTCTACACCTGACTGGGGACCTGGTGCCACTACGATGATAAAACGTAGGGACGCCAGCTCAGCCAAGAAGTTCCGGTGTGAAACCGGAATTACGCGTGATCTGTACGACCTTATCCCCAACGATCTTCTTGTAGGTATGTTTCCTACTTGGGGCCGTCATCTTGTCTCTTCGGGTTTTTACCCGAATTTTCAAGTGGGTAATAAGGTTATCACTGTACCGAAGGATGCGTCAACGAATCGAGTTATTGCTATCGAACCTGGAATCAATCTCTGGTTCCAGAAATCGGTTGGCAATATGATTCAAAGACGCCTTCGTCGGTGTGGTATCGACTTACGCTATCAGTCGAGGAATCAAGAATTAGCTCGTCTGGGTAGTTTGACTAACCAGATAGCTACTATTGACCTCTCTTCTGCTAGTGATTCCATAGCACGATCCGTCGTGGAGGAATTGCTTCCTCCTCGATGGTTTCATATTATGGATGCTTGTCGGTCC